CCGTTACCGTAGGTGTGCGAATCGCTGGGGAAGTTGATAGATGAGTAGAAGTTCATACCCATCGCAAAGCCCATAGAGCCGCTGTTAAATACGGTCTCACCGCTGCCGCCGCGATTGTTGTAGGTGTTAAAGTAATCCGCACCCAGGAGGGTAGATTCCAGAGTAAGGTCTACCAGACACATACGGTTCGGGTCAAGCTGCTGCAGGGTTGCCGCTTTCCGGGCAAGAGCCATATCAGATGCAGATTCGAACAGAGTAGTGGAAGCGTAGAGACCAGCAGCGTCCAGAATCTTCTGGCCGATGAAGATGTCACACTTCTCAGCAATCGCGTAAGCTGCGGGACGGATGACCTGGCTAGAGAAAGACTCCAGATCCAGGACTTTCTCTTTCGCAGTAACCGCAACAGACACATCGTAGTGCTTTTCGATGGTCATCGTGCGGGTTGATTCGCGGATGTCCTGACGAGTGATACTACCGTCTACGTCAAATTCCTTGACGGCGTATTCGGGACGGGTTTTGATGCGAACCGTATCACCAACGGTATAGCCATTCGGCGTGGTGAGAAAATCCGCAGTTTTGTCGGTAGCTGCGAGGCGACCGATAACGAGCGCGTCTTCCAGATGTACCAGCGCCTCGGCTGCAATCCAGTCGACCTGCGACCATGAGTTTGCCATTTTTGATTCTCCTTCGGGGCACTGATAACTCCCCGATAACAAAGTGTAAGTTTAAGACCACTTAACGGCGTCACCGGTGAGTTGTCAGATTTTCCCCTTTGGGTAATCTATAGACATCGGGCGTTACCTTCAGTCTACAGCGGCCTGATACTCAGATCGTGTCTGGATTAGTTATACGCGGAACAGCAGGGAAAGTAAACCTTCAGCCCCGAACGGGGCTGAAGGCGGGGAGGGAACTCACTCGTTAGCAGCGAGCCTGGCCTTTTCTTTAGCAGCTCGCAGCTTGCGATATTCTTTCATATCGCCTGCCTGCGCCGCCGCGATCATGCGGGAATCGAAATCGCCACCGCCAGCTGCCCGACCGCCGGTAGCACCGCCACCGCCGGACCCAGGAAACAGGTGCGGGGCTTTATCTTTCAGATCAGCCACCCACTCCTGGATGGTGAGCGGGCCATTTTTGCCACGCATCAGTTCGCCGTTAGCATCGCGGGCAACTACATCACCGTCTTCGACCCGAAACACACTCTTAGCCCGGAAAACGACATCCGGTACAGCGCTCTCTAAGCCCTGCTCGCCGTTGAAAGCGGTAACAACCCTAGAGTCGATAAGGAGGTCACGAATCTGGTTGTTAGCGGCTTCTAGCTGCTGCTCTAGGGTGGTCTTTTCCTGGGAAAGACCGTCGATTTTGCTATCGTACTGGGCCGCGACCTTTTCCATCCGACGATTAATCACTTCGTCGTGTTTCCCTTCGGCTAACAGTTTCATTTCCTCGTTGGAATCGAACTGTTCCAGAACAGACTTAACCCGGTCAGGGTCTAGGTCGCCCCACTGCTCAAGTTGCTGCTGGCGCTCTTTCAGTTTTCCAAGCAGTTCCTTGTTCTTTGAGTCAAGCCCTTTCGTCGCCTGCGCTATCGCTTTATCCAAATCCTCTTTGGTAAAGGTAGGCGAGTCAGAAGGTTTAGCTTCTGCCGGTTCAGGCGCGGGAGCACCTCCACCGCCACCGGCATCTTCATCCGCCATACTATAAAGTGGGGCTAACCTGCTATTCAGCCTCATAATCTTCTCCTGCTGTTTACGTTACCGTGGTTCATTATCATCGCGAACACCTTTCGGCTGTCGCACCTGCCTCGGAGCTGTCGAGCCGGTCAACTCCAGCGCAAACTGGGTCGGCTGCGGCTCGGCTGCTTCGATTCTTTCCATTTCCTCGTTGATATCCGTGCCCGGAGGCAGATATTCACCACGCTCCAGGTTGTAGATAAAGGTTTCAAGCGAAATCGTACCTGCCTGATACGCCTGTACCAACACCTGAAGCTCGGCAGCGGGCAACGGAACTGTGTTGAAATCGGTGTCTAGCTCAAATCGGAACGAATCAGGTAGTGGCTTGCCCATCCACCACGCCCCGAACATAATAACCTGTGTGACGACGGTGGAAATTTCCTGTACAAGTAGACTTAGAAAGCTGGTATTGTATGCATTTCTCAGCTGCGCTGCCTGCGCGGTCTCCCTATCCACCCGATCCTGCAAAATCTGGGCGCCGATAGCCGCCATTCTGTTCTCAAGTTCCAGCAATTCAGCCTTAATCGGCTCTGCGCCGTCTGATCCGGCCTTAATCCACGTTGCCGTTGCCTCCGGGTTAGTAAAAACCATGGCTTTTTCTGACCCGATGGCGAGTTCCTGGCCCGATTCCAGCTGAGCGCCCGTAATTACCAGTGTCGGTATGGAGGTAAAGTGGAGTAAATGGGCAAAATCTGCATAAAGTCGGTAGTGTCTCAGGTTCAGGTTGACTATATCATACAGCGGCGGCTTATCCGCTGTGTCATCCATGTCCAGAAAGAAAAACGGAATCTCCCTCAGCTTCTGCCCGTTCCGCAAAGGGTAGACTGTTTTCTGGAACGCCCCGTCCCGATAGGTGTCCTGCTTGTAATACCCGTTTTCGTCAAACGAAAGAACAAGCTGATACTCCACTTCCTCTGTCCCGTAGTCGAACGAATCAAATTCTTCCTCGATGGTCTGAAGAATAACAAGGTCAAGCCGGTTCTCGGTCCAGTGCCAGTTGATGATCTGCTCGGCTTTGTACATTGTGACGTAGGGTGTCTTCGACGCCTGATCCGCCAACGTGCCGTTCCCGCCGAGGGGTTTCCAGTCAACAAGCACACCGACACGGCCTGTATTCACCTTTTCTTCAACAAGGCGGGTCGTAAACCGCCATACGTCGTGGCCGTACTCATCAAAGCTGCTCGATAGCCAGGAGTTTACAGCAGGCGTCGAGTCGACAACACGCGGCATCTTGCGCACGGCCATGCCCGAGAGCGCGGCACTCGTCTTAAACGTGGCGTTGTAGAACGCCCCCCGCAAAAGATAGGCTGCGTAGTCGTTATCGTCCTGCCCCCTCAGTTTTGGAAGGTAGGTCTGCGACCGCTCTTTGATCCTGTCTTCACCCAGCAGAACATCGCGGCATTTCTGCCACATCTTGTGCAGATGGTGGTAGTCTCTGTGGTACTCGATAAAGGCCATGCTAGTATCCTACAACCTGCACTGTGCTAATGGTCGGAGCGCCACCCACTGGGAATAACCGATGTACCATATACCCTAACGCATCCACTATGTGGTCGTGCCCAGATGACTTGTCCGGCTTCCCATTCGAGTCGTACACCTGCTGCTCTAGGGCTTCCTGCAGCACTGGACAGAACTGCTCATGGATAAAGAGTTTACGTTCTCCTACCGCATTACAAAAGGCTGCGTTAACGGCAGCTACCCGGTCTTCAATCCTGGGGTTCTTCCGGGGGGCATCAATGCGAAAGCCAGGGGTCTCATAAATCAGCTTGATATCAGACACGTTGGCGTTAGCCGAGGCAGCATTCGCACCCGTCGAGTCCGGGTACATCACGATGGAGTGGGTGTACGTTCCTAGCAAGTCATCGGACAGCATTTTTAGCAGCGTCGGCGTGTCCCTGACCTGCGTATACTCCTTAAAAACATACAAGCAGTTGTCCTGCATAATCGCGCAAACTGCGTGCATGTTGTAAACGTTAAAGTCCACCCCCACCAGTATCTGGGGTTCCATCGGCTTCCGGGACGGATAGCGTGTGTGGTGGTTATCCGGTGACCCCCGCTCATAGGCATAATAAACCGTGCCTGAGGTGAGGTTTACAAACTCACCCTCAAGGTAGGCTTCGATAAGGTTTGCAGGGTACGCCTGCATCAAGGAGTCGATGTATCCATCCGGTAGGTGTGGGTTGCTCCGCGTTGGAGCCTTCACCAACTTATAGTTTGGCCTGATATCCTTCCCGAAAGTCTTGTATGTAAACCGATAACCTTCAGGCGTTGTCGCTATCGCTATCTGGTTCGTGAACCCTGGGACGCGGGATCGCTGTCGCATACGTGCGATGACTTTGACCCAGAACTGTCTGGCGTGGTGCTCTGGTAGGGTGTCCAGCTCGTCGAGATAGGCACGCCCCATATTGAAGCCCACGATTTTGTCCGGGCGATCCATGGTGCGAAAAAGTATCTTTCCATAGCCCTCGATATACAGGACGTTCTCCGCTTTGTTAAGCCGCCACTGGACCGGCGCTTCGCTGCTAAGGCTTGGTAGTTCCGCATAGGCGATGTCTCGAATCAGTGTATACGTCGGTGCGCAATACAGCAAGTCAATATCGGGATACTTGAACTTGTCAATAAGCATCTTACAGAACAGGGAAAACGTTTTCCCACTACCGAACCCGCCCACGAACGCCACAAACCGTTCTGGCGCTTGGACGAAATTCGTCTGCGGCTCTGTAAGTTCGATTTCAAGCAAAGCTATTTGCCTTTGCCTTTACCCTTCCGCTTCTTCCCCACTGATCTTTCCTCCATCATACATTTTAATCACCAGTGGCGCCGCTTTAGACGCCACTTCCTGCTCCTTCTCCTTCGGTATCCACCCCGCACGGCACTCCAGAAACAGCTTTGCTGCCGGGACGTGCCCGTCAACCGCTCGCTGAAACAGTGAGTCTACAACTTCCATAACGCGCTCGTGGCCCGATAACAATTCAGTGGGAAACGCTTTACGCAGTGTAACCGTGGATACCCCGATGAGGTCAGCAATAACGCCATCGTCTAGCCCAGCCTTGACGGCACGGATCACTAGATCGCGTTGATCTTGTGTAGGCTCAAAGAAGGGACTGTCGCTCATAGGGTGCGAGTATATCCGTGGAGCCATACAGAAGGGAAGTGTTGTGGGTTGGTATGACGCTATGGAGGTATTATTATACTGTTACCGTATACAGTTTCCCCTTGTGCGCATGCACGCATAGGGGTGTATATACTATACGGCTATCGTAAACAGTTTACCCTTGTGCGCATGGAGGTGAGGTGGAGCGACATAGTGGAACGGCCAGGGGGGGATGCCCCCCAGCCAGGTTGATGGTGGCCGCCCCAGGGGGCGACCCAGTGGTGGTCACTTAGCTGGCTTGGTGTCCTTCTCAAGATAGCCTTTCGCGACCAGGTAGTGGAGATACCCATCTATGTAGCGCCCAGGGTTCGTGGCGAACTCCTCAGATTTCGGCAGGTTCCGATTCTCAGAGAGATACGCTTCAGCGAACCCGTCAACGATCTCAGAGAGCGGCAGCTTGCGCTTAGCAATGACCCGGAGAATCGCCGCGCCAACAGAGCGGGGCTTCAGAGCGGGCGCGTCAGGGGCTTCCTTGGCTACAGAGAAAACGCGGATTTCAGGAGCAGCTTGAGTGTTTGAAGTAGTCATGATAATCACCTATTCATTAGTTTGGTTAAGCACCGGGACCGCCCCGGTACTCTTTAAATTATACGGATTTCGTATCCTGAGTCTAATTAAACTTTTTTATAGGTCTGGTGGCTCTAATAGTCTTATACTATTAGCGTATATGACGGACCTGAGCCCAGTTGGGAAACCTAGTTTCCGAAACCAGGTTTCCCAAATGGGAATCTTGGTTTTCCAAACCTGGTTTCCCAATTCCAACTGGAAGCACCTGGGGTCTGGGACCCCCACACGGTGGCGCCCTGGCCTGCGAGTGCGTGTGCGCAGGTGCGTGTGCCGCCGCCAGGTCGCCATATATCATGTGGCCGTTCGTGCGCCAAAGCAGGCATTTGGACCAAGGCATGACGGCCATATACCAGTTGTTAGCTAGGCCGCCAGCTCGCCATCATATGGGGCATAAAATAATTTCGTGAAACAGAAAATAGTTCTAGCTCTGGCTATACTGTCGTCGTATACTATAGTCGTAGGTCGGGGAGTTGCCCGATCTACTAAACTTTCAATGATTATGGAGATACGACAATGGCTAGACCTAACCCCAAGACCAAGCAAGCAGAACTCGAAACTGAAATCGAAG